ATCGATTTCTAAATCGATGCCTCTTTTACAACCGATACCTCAAGAGACACATATAGGGTCGCTCATTTATAATGGCGACTTTATACAAGTCTGGGTATCCTCAATATCACACATTTCCTTTCCAGTTCCTTCCTTACTACAGCTCGCTCTTAGTCGAGCTCGTACACATGATTATCTGGTTTTTCGTTGTTGGTTTCTTCAGTTGGATCAGTGGGTTCGTCGGCATAGCGCACATTTTTATTCTTTTGCAAATTTATCGCAGGATATTTTCCGGCGAATTTTAAATTTTCCAATAGAATGGGTGGCGGGAGGCTTCCTTTTGGAACCTTCCACACCTTAGTGTTGTGCTTTAATGCCCTTGAGACTTTCCCACCCTCAATTTCTTCATGCAAATCAGTTATTCTGATATGTGAGTCGAAAAGGAGGTTGATCACCCTAGATTGAATCAGCTCTTCGTAATTCTTTGTCCCTTGTCCTTTAGTTGCTACGTCTATGCTTACTATGCCTTTATCGGCTAGTTTTCGCATTCTCCATGGTTGCTCTTGTGATAGGGCTATTGGTCGAATCTTCTTCCAATTGAATAGAATGTGGCTTGCCACTCTTCTATCCAATTCGGAAGGTTGATTCTCTGCCGTTATTGGCAGACCAATACCCCCAATCCATGTCGGCATAAACCACGGTAGACGTGTCTTTTTTAGGAGGGTGAGATGAGCCTGAATGAAGGATTTGTATACATCTTTTTGGAGACGTTCTGGGGCTAATTCAATGACTTTCTTGCATCTGACGGAAAGATTGGAATATTGATCATCTAGATCATCCATTCCTATCCTTCCACCGGATCGCTTGAGTCCTTTCATTAGTCCCATATTGACATATCTAGTCAATGTGAATGTTTTCTCCTCTTCGGAGTATACAAAATTAGTTGAATTGATGTTGATGAATTTTCTTGAAATAAATGTCTTTCCTATGGACTCTTTGAGTCCCGCAAATTCTGTGATTTTGCGCCAAAAGGAATAAACGTGTTGTTTTGATTTAATTCCAACATCATCTCCATTAATAAGCATGCGGCATTGGGATAAATATCTTGGCTGATTTTCAGCGAGCTCTATTGCCCACCTGCACATTGCAGCGTTTGCTATATTAAGGATTGGGAAGCTAGTAATACTTCCCATCAACTGACCTTCTTCTTGTTTCTTACCATTAATCGTGTGTTTCGTTAAACTGCCTATGAACAATCTTCTTTCTACAGGGTGGAGTTCTAAGATTGTGGAAATTTCTTCCGCAATGGTCTCACTGACCCAACTTTTTAAGTTGTCTGTGGCTCCTTCATAGTCCCCTGATAGGAAGCATTCGTCCTCTTTTAGATCTTTCCCGAGCGCCTTTGTAAGGTTCTCCTCGGATATTGGTTCGCCAATAAGTTTGAAAGTGGGATGATGTCGTAGTTTGTTATGGCAGTGTTTCCAGAGTGCTCTTAGCACAGCATAGGTGAATGGTGGACCTTTCGAAATAACCCGCACTTTAAGTGGCTCCGGTAGAGGAACAAGAGTAACATCTCTGTCACCCTCTTCGTCGACCGCCGCTTTTAGCATGCGTAACCACAATGTTTGAAAGGCGTCGTCGAGACGCTTAGTATCAATATTGTAGTCGGGGAATGGATTCTTTTCCTCCTCGGTTATTCTTTCGTCACGTTCATTATTTAGTTGTTCACAAGTTGCGCAAGGATCTCCTATCCTTGTCGATTCTTTCAAGTACCCTCCTGGCACTCTAAGACCCTCCATTATTTTTGGATGGTCAAAGATAGTCCCAATGCATCCTAATCCACTTCTGGATTTTATGTAATTGGCACTAGTGCTAGGAAAGAACGATTTGACTCGATCTGCCGCCGTAAATGGTTTATCCGTTTTCTTGAACAACTCTCGGACAGTTCTTCGTAACTGTACCTTGACATTCTCTCTATGCAAAAAGAAATCTATTTTGGGATGTAATTTTTCGCTGTCGGCCCAGCTTATTAGTGCCGATCCCTTTCTTTGTACTTCTTTTCCTGGATTTTTAGTAGTAAGGACTTTTTCTGTCTTCTCGACTGCAGCCTGTAAATCGTTATCGCTTGGTCTCGGCATCCCTTTTTTGCTTTGCAAAATGGATGTGGTGAATTCGAGTTTTTCGGTGGCTGTGGACTGGTACATGTAAACCTTTATCCATCGTCCAACTTCTCCTCCTAATATTACCTCCGGCTTATCTATTGATGAGTCGCCAGGGCATACGGGAAGTTGTTGGTCGTTATGGTGCGCAAAGAATGCGCTTGTTTTATATTTTAGTACCTTTATCCAATCGCAACCCCAACTCTGACTTAGAGTGAGGTAGTGATCAGTTGTATTCGAGATGGAAATTATGGAACTTCCTTGGAAGCCAAAAATCTGGCAAACTTCGGCGATCGTTTCTAACGATTGCTTAATTTGTTGCATTCTTGGTGTGTGATCCGTCTGCGTAGCTTTATGCAGTGGTATTGTAAATAACCAATGGGGATGACTGACTTAGTGAATTAATTCGCTGGGAACGTTATCGTTCGTATTGTTGATATTCTTGTTTTGGATGAGAGTTTGAAC